CCCGTAAACCAAACAACCAGGACAAAACGGTCGCCTTTGGTGATTGGATTGACTTTATGTGGTAAAAACGAGCTGAAAGCGACGACATCGCCCACATTTGGCCGCGTACAGCTACCGATTTCGCCTGTCCTAAAGCAGAATTCGCCGCCGTCGTAGTCATCATTAAGCAGTATAGAGGCGCTTATCTTGCGATTTGCGGCCTCATCGGGCCCTAAGTCGATGTGATACTCATATCCATTACTCGGGGCCTTATAATGAATGATTTGTGCGGTTTCTATGCCAGAAATGGCGTAATTAAAGTATTTATTGACCGTGTTGCCGACTTTGTTGAGGATCTTATAGATCCTTTCGGCTTGGTGGTCGATGAAATAGACGTCGGCATCGCGTGTGGATTTGTTTTCGGTTTCGGCTACGCCTTGGTGAACCAGGCCAGTAGTCGGAGTCTGGTCGGTAATGTAGTCCATAAACACTGCGACCTCTTCGGGGCCCACAGAACAACCCGTGACGCCATGCCTGGGTTGCGTTTTTTTGGACATTTAATTTTCTTCCTCTAGGATTCTATACTTTTCCCAGTTATCGGCCAGGATATTGAGCCAATCATCAATTTCGATCACACAAATTTTTTGGTTGTCTGGGTCCCACTCGGTGTTTACTGCATGTAGGGGTATGGCCACTCGGATAGGGGTGCGGTTGAACTTAAAAATCAAGGCAGGAATCTTTCCATTACTGGAACTGCAAACTTGATCCCACCAGGAGGACTTAAGCCATTTGCCTTCTTTGTATGATTTACATTCAACCGCGTGAAAAGGTATGTCCAGATCGCAAAGATCTTTTTCCTGGTATTGAACCAGGTTGCGTTTGGTTCGGAAGTCGATGCCTTGACGCTCGAAAAATTCGTTGAGAATGTTTGCTACTTGACGCTCAAAACTGGCGCCCTTGTTTCGGCTGTTAATCGGCATTTATTGAGTGTATTGGATCCTGCAAATTTTTGCAAAATTTTTTTAGAATCATTTTTTTTGGTGATTCAGTATATCTAACTTAGTTATATTTACCTCGGCCACAGCGCTGGCCATATTTGGGGTATAGGGGTCCCAAACTTTTGCGGATCCAGCTAAAAAACTGGCCTCCAGGGACTCCAATTTTATGTGTTGTTACTGTTGTGCTCACAAGGCTACAATAGATATACAAAAAGTTATACAGATTTACAGTTGTAAACTACTGATATACCGTGTTTTTTTGGCAAAAGGTAAATTTTTCTGTATTTTTTTGTTCTGGCGCGAGCGCGGGCCAAAACGAAGTTATATTCCTATTTATCCTTTGGTGAGTAAGTTGAGGTTTCAGCACCGAGTAATTGACCTAGGCGTTCCTTGATTTGATCCTTGCTCATCTTCTCCAGGTTGGCATTGATGTTTATATTCTGGGATCTATTTATTGATAAACCGCCGAGCTGGTTCAGTTCTTTGATAGCAGATACAGCCGCATTAAATTGACCAGATTCGTATGCAGTTTCCATAATCTTCCACAACATTGTGCCAGTCTTTTGCGGTGTGATCGCGTACTTTTCTGCCAGCTCATCTTGCTTAACTCTTATGGCCCGAACCACATTCGGATGATGTTTACCAGATAACAATTTGTTTGCCGAGACAGCAGGGAATTCATAACCAGCTTTTCTGGCCGCCTCAGTTTGTCCACATGCTCCTTCGGTATAATGCCAAACGAAAGCCGCTTGCATTTCTGTCAAACTAAACTCTTCATCTTTTTCAAATTGCTTGGGAGTTGTTACGACTTTATCTTTTGGTTTCTTGGGCATGTTATTCCTCTACAAATGCTATGAATGTATTTTCCTCTACTTTCAGCACTCCGATCAAGTGTTCTTCTTTGAATTTTCTATCTACACCTGTAAATGATTTGGCCTGGACAACCTCGGTTCTGATATCAATGTCACCGTCACTCATAACCAGTTTGATTTGTTTTAGATCCATGTTCATATTGTAAACAGGTTAAGGTGGGTAGTGTATAGCCTCTCAACACTTTCTGTAATGCAACCCCTATAAACCCCTTTTATTGTGTTTATAACCATAAATAATTAATTTCTTATAAAGTAAGTTACCTATACCCTATTTATACAAAAAACCCCGTAGGTAAAGCATTTCTAAAGTACACTGTACCTAACACTGTTGCCACCCTATTCTGTAAATACTTACACATTCTTATTCTTTTGTGCGTCTTTATCCACACCACCATACAGTGTACCTTCATTACTTTTTAGTCTTGCCAACCTAGCCTTATGTGCTTGTAATTTTATTTCGTGGCTCTTTGGCCTATTCTTTCTCCGTCTTGCGCCGAAGATCTTGTCGAAGTTATCCCTAAACTCTTGCGAGTAAACTCCAGGCCGAGGTCTGTCGCCCTTCCCTGTCATCATTCATTCTCCTTCTTCGGTGGATTGATGAGCTCAAAGTAAAAGCGTTTTTCGTTGATTGCATCCGCAACAATTTCCATTAATTCCTCTGTCGAGGTCTTATCATTAAATACATCCTCCTCTGTCATTATGCAGAGTTTCATTACCTGTCGATGTTTGTACTTCATCTTCGATGACTCACTCAAAATTTACTACCGTAATCTATGCCATCATCTTCGATGGCCTTGTAATCAATATCATACACCTTCTTGCCGTTTGTTCTCCGCGCCTCAATGCCTTTTTCGTGTAAGACACGACTGGCCTCTTTGAAGTCTGGCATCCTAGGCGCTTTGATACCCAGGTCACGCAGTAGCTTTGTCATTTGCACAGGCTTGGTGTCAATGGACTCGAAATCGACGTGCTCCAATAATAAATCCTCAACGCTGGACTGGGTGCGGTAAATCTCATTACTCTCTTGCAAGAGCTCCCGCTCATCGGGTGAGAGAAACCAATTCTTTTGTCCTGGCACATACATCGTCTCCTTTACTTGGGCCCAGAGCTGTTGCATGTCTACGCCATGATTGACGTCAATATCCTTAACTGCGAGTACCCAGAATCTTCGATTCCCCGACGTGTCCGTCAAGAATTCTCTCGCATTAACACTCGCATAAAAGGCAGTACGCCTTTGATAAGTGGTAAAGGCTCGATCATACGGCAGTCTTAGCTCATCGGTCTTAGCCGTAACAAAGGCTTTCAGTTGGTCAATGTCCGATTTTTTAAACGTCGACTCGATCTCTCCGAGTTCAACGATCCAGTGACTCACCGCGCGCTTGACACTGTCTTTGTCAGACGGATTGAGAGTAGCACCTTCCAACAGCCAGCCGTTGTCATAGTTACATAGACGTTTGAACCACAATGTTTTACCTAGGCCCTGTGCGCCCTGGAGGACGAGGATCCCTTCGAGTTCAACGCCATTGACCTCATATGCGGCGGCCACACAGCTAATCAGCCACTTCTTCATTAGCATTTCTTTTAACTGGTTTGACTCATGTGTAACCAATGAGTTGAGGAAGGTCTGCAATCTATCATTACCGTCCCAGGGTTCGCTGTCGATCCACTCTTTAACAGGATTGTATTCTTTGGCTAACACCTTGAGGTAATCCCTAACCTTAGTGTGCGGGATCCCCATGTTGATGCACCGATCTTCGATCTCAATGAGGCTGGCCTCTTCCTTCATATCAGCGATGAAGTTCATGTTCGGAATCTCTATCTCCATACGCTTTTTGATTACGTTATAGCGCACATCCACCTCATGTGTTTTCAACACCCCATTAATATTATCCTTGGTGTTTAGAAATCTACCGCTTGCATTGCGCTGAAAGTCATACTCGACAGGTAGGTCCAGTTTTCTAAGCGCGGGGATGACTTCGCCTTCAACGTGTTCGACTTCTTCGAGCTCATTCTTGTGGTCGTTATAGTCGCCCTTAGTCTCTGGCATAAGTACCTCGGCTTGGCCCTTATTCTTGCGAATGTATTGACAAGCCTTAGTCGCCTCCTTCTCACCTGTTTGACTGTCGTCATTATCGGCGACGAACACATGCTTGCGGTCAGCGAAAAACTCGAACATGACTTCTGCAACAGGGGTAAGGTTATAAGCATCAAACGCCACGATGACTGGCTGTGAGTAGTCAGCGTATATGGATGCCGCTGTGGCATATCCTTCGGCATAGTTAAGGATGTCTGAGCTTTTGAGGATCTCCGATCCAAGAATAAAAAAGCTACCGCTTTTTTTAGAACCAGTAAGAAAACGTTTGCCTCCGTGCTCATCAATGTACTGAATCCCCACAATCGTCATTTGCTTGTCGTACAGCGGAATCATTAAGTTATTGTGCTCGTCCATTCTAAGGCCATAAGAGAGGACTTTTTTGTTCTCTAGATAAGGGTGTTTCTCACACGGTGTGGCTTTCTCCCAGAGGCTCTGAGCGCGTTTGGCAGAGCGTGAATACTTCTCAGCCTGTTTGACTTCTGCTTGTTTCTGGAGCTCGGCTATCTCCTCTTTTTGTTTCTTGGTTATTCTTCTGCGTTGTGAGTTTTCGGGTTTCCAGATAGCAGTAGGTTGGTCAGCTGAAACGCGATAGTCACCCAATCGGCCAAACGGCACAGATTGATCGGTCCACAGTTGATACCAACCTACTAACTTTCGTTGACCGCCGACATTTATATATGCCCGACCAATAGACCCGTCGGCGATCAAACCCTTTTTAGGGTCTGGTTCTAAACCATGTTCAGCCAGGAATTGACTAAACTGGTGTAGGTAATCGGTAGTAAATGGTGTGTTAAAATTCTTTGGTTTGCTGGGTCGGGTTATCTTAAGTGTCACAAATATTTTCCTATTGGTCTTGCTTTATTTATTAAAGTGTATAAAATCTTACAAGATAATATCTAAATAAGCAAACACATAAAGGAGAAAATTATGAGCTTAACTGTAAACGCATCTGGAGGTGGAGAGGATTTTCCTAAACTACAACCAGGTAAATATGAGGGGACTTGTTTCAGAATCGTAGATCTTGGAACCAGTGAACAAGAATACAAAGGCCAGGTCAGTAAGAAGAAAAGAATACGTCTGGACTTTGAAATAACCAAAGCCGTGGATCCAGCGGACAACGAAATAAAAATGCAGGACGAGAGACCGTTTGGTGTTGGCAAGACTTACACCGCATCTTTGTTCGAGGCCGCAACGCTGAGAAAAGACTTAGAAAACTGGAGAGACAAAACTTTCACCGACGAAGAGTTAGAAGGTTTTGACGTCGGTGTTCTAATTGGTATGACAGCCAGGATAGAGATTGGCCACACTGCGCCAAGTGATTATGGACCAGGGGGTAATCCAAAGATTCTCAAACTATCACGTCCCGACGGCGGTGTGCAAAAGGTACCCACCGTAAATCCTATATCTGCTTTTGATATGGAAGTCTATTGTGACGAGTTCAACGGCAACATGAGCGATAAGACAAAAGCCATGGTTGATATCTTCGATCAACTACCGACTTACTTGCAAATGGAAATCGAAAATAGTTTTGAGTACAAAGCGGCAGTCGAAGATGGCCAAAAGGTGCAACCCAAAACAGCGGAGCCTGGACTTGCAGACTTAGCAAAGCCAGACGATAACGAGGAACCAAACATTCCGTTTTAATTTTTTATAGAGAGCGGCCTAATATTCTCTGGTGAATACTTGCTCCCTTAAAAGCTGGCCGCTCTCGCCTTTTACCAGGAGATCAAATGCAAACAAACGATCCAATAAACCCAAACCACTACAAAGAAGGCGATGTTGAATGTATTGAGGCCATCAAATCCTCATTAGATACTCAAGCCTTTCATGGTTATCTCAAAGCATCGGTAATGAAATACCTTTGGCGTTACGATAAAAAGAATGACCCAGATATTTGCCTGCGTAAAGCACAGTGGTTCATTAACAGGCTAATACAGGAACACGTTAATGAATATGGTTCTACAGAAGATCTATGGACCATCGAACAGGTTGAGGCCGACGCCGAAAGTAAACCAATAGAGTTTTGAGCGACATTCATTACAACGTTTTTTCTTTACCAGCGGCACTTATGGTCGAACACGATATGTCAGAGAAAATGGTTGCAGATCTAAATACTTTTTTAGACAAACTTAGAGAAAACAAAAACAAAGAATCTGCTGGCGATAAATTGATTGGCCAGATACATAATGGTGAACAATTAACCATAGATTACACGTCACCAGAAATAATTGAATTCAGAACCGTAGTTGAAAATCTGGGTGTCAGTTATCTCAGACACTTTGTTGAATTTACTAAATCACAAATCCATCCTAAAAGAATTGAAATGGATCAGCTATGGTCGGTGCATAGCTATGAAGGTGACTACAATCCAATACACGATCATTTAACCAAATCACCTATGGGTATATCATTTACTTGTTGGACCAAGATACCCGATCAAATTAGCAAACCAGGAGAAGAAGAAAAATTACATTATGATTTATATAATAGTTCTGGCGCTATTGATGGCTTTATTAATTTCACTTATGGCTTAAACCAAACTGGAGATCCAGAGCGTTTACGACCATCGCAATCAAGATACATAAAACCCGAGGTTGGTAAACTTCTCATGTTCCCATCTTGGATGCAACATTGCGTTTATCCTTTTTTCGGACCAGGAGAACGACGCACCGTGGCTGGTAATCTTAATTGTTTTAACTTAACACCCGAACAAATACAGGAGGCTCAGAATGGAGTTTGAAGTAGGAATATATGACGATTTAACTTATGAAGAGTATGCAAGCATACCAGCTTATAGATCTCACGATCTAACCTCGGCCAT